AGTATGTTCCTTAAAAGCTAATACAGAGACTAAGGTGTCGTTGTGTTATAAACCATACCTGATTGATGCATTGATAGTACCTTGAACATGATTAGTTTCTAAGAAAGTGTTATAATCTTTGTTTGGTACATCCTTAACAACACACTTTCTGGCATAAACTGATTTAGTTGTGTCTTGATTCAGAAGATGAGTTAACTTTTTCTTGATTAAAGAAGTGTTGTAAATCCACTCATCTTCAAAAATTTGAATCAGAGTAATACCTTTTGATAAGCATGATTCAAGTTTTTTCAAATGATAATCATTATCCTTGAATTTGTCTGAGTGCCAATACAAACCATTATACTCAATAGCAAGATTCATTGATGGAACATAAATGTCTAGTTCTTTGGGTTTTAAAATATTTCTATCATTGAACAGAATTTTAGTATCAGGTAATAATGATTTGATGAAATCTTGTAATTCTCGTTCTTGTGCTGATATTAACGGTGTATTAACTTTGATATGAAGTTTTCTGAAATATCTACTAATAGTGGTTGGTTTTACACCAAGCAATCCCGAAATATCGGTTAATGATAATTTCTCTTTATGATGCTTGGTCATTAACCAGTGAGGATTGTTAAGCTTATCCAAAGTATCTTGTGATAGATGTTTTTGTGTATGAAATTCCACACCATACTTTTCTAAGTTAGTCACTTTAGTTTTATCTTTAGCTTTGACTCTGAATACTTCTGATTGTAATGCATGTTCAACTCCATGACGTTCAATCATAGTCACTTTAGTTTTGTCTCTGATTTCTTTTGATTGTAATGGATTCTCAACACCATATCGTTCTAAGTTGGTAGCTTTGACTTTATCTCTGATTAAATGAGACTGCATGGCATTCTCAACACCATGACGTTCAATCATAGTTGCTTTCATTTTATCCTGAACTTCTTTTGATTGTGCTGCATGTTCAACACCATGACGTTCAATGTTGGTTGCTTTGACTTTATCCTGAACTTCTTTTGATTGTAATGGATTCTCAACACCATAACGCTCTAAACAAGTAGCTTTCATTTTAACTTTGACTAATTCTGATTGAAATGTATGTTCAACACCATGACGTTCTAAGTTGGTAGCTTTAACTTTATCCTGAACTTCTTTTGCTTGCATTGGATTCTCAACCCCATAATTCTTCATCATGGTTGATTTCTTCTTATCCTGAACTTCTTTTGAGCTATTAGAACATTTTAATGAACAATACTTTCGATATGCACGAATAGTCCTATTAAACGTGACTGGTGTGTTGCATGAAGTACAACTAGGCACTGTTGAAATACCGTTGACCAGACAATGATACCTTTCGGGGTTAGTTGATGATTCTGATAAGAATGAAGTGAGTTCAATAAGTTTTTCTTTGTATGGGTTGTTTGGTTTGTTTACAAATATAAAAAATCTTGGATTATCATTCAATCCATCTTCGATATAATCGATTAGTTCTTGTTTAGATATAGTCACACACATAGTGTAACATATTTATGACAATAAAAAAGGTCATAACCTTTCGATTATGACCTTTGTGGTTACTTATTATTATTATAATAACTTAGACTAGAAACCGCCTAATTTTAGGTTTGCTACTGTTGCACGGGCGTAATAATCAGAGCTGTTACCCAAATCAGTTGTAACATCATCAAACTTAGACAATGCATAACGAGTCATCAATCCCATGCTTGGGTCGAATGTGTCTGGGTCTGTCACAACACCTGATTGCATTAGTGGAACGTAAGGACAGTATACGAATCCAGTATCGATTTCTGATGCACCTTTGTAACCCATAAGGATACTATCACCAACAGCATAGATGTCTACATACACACGAACATTACCATTAAGAACACCAACGAACAATGTATTCTGTGGTGACATAGCAGAAGTTGTGGTTGCAGGTACAAACGCACCGTTATTAGCATGACGTAAAGCAACTAAAACGTTCTGTGAAATTACCATCCAACTAGCACCACCACGCTTACATGAGAATGCAATATTATTTGATAAATCAGACATACCGATTGTTAGTGCAGTAAATTTCTCACTTGAATAACGACCATCAGCTAACGCAAAGTCAAACGCCTTAACTGTACCAGCAAGACCATTCAATTCAGCAAGCAACTCACGGTCAAGTTCACGAATAATTTCATCAGAAATTGCAGTTACTAATTCTGACTCAATATCAATACCATGATATGCTTTAGCATCCTGTTCCGATTCAATAGACCATTTAGCTTTCAATTTACGAGTTTTAGCTTCAACAGTTTTCTTAACGATTTCAAGATTAATCTCATTACCACCATCACCTTCCATCAGTAATGTTTGAGAATTTTCTGATAAAGTAGGGTCAAATGATTGTGCGCCTGATGCAATCAAAGAATACTTATCATATACAGCTTGACCAGATGCTTCTGTATTTGCTTGAAGTGGTGTGTTTGGTGTACCATTTAATCCAGTCTTAGCATTTGCATAACGTACACGTAATGAAGTGATTTGACCAATAGGTTGTGTCATTGGTTGAACACCCACTAAATCCATTGCAATCGTTGCAGGAGCAACACGGCGAATTAAAGGCATTACCAATTTTTCTAAACTTTGAATTGCACCAGTACCAGTAGTACCACCACTAATACTTTCTGCAAGATATGACTTCTGGTTCTCTAAAAGAGTAGAAGTAATTTCTGCTTGTTTTGTATCTAAACCATCAAGTAAAACTTCTTTTACTTCTGTCCAATTTTGAGTAGTCATTTTTTATATTCTCCTAATTTAATAACTTATAATTGTATTTATAATATTTTGTCAATTTTATTTAATTTGAAATTTTTTAAGCCAACTAACATCAGATTCAGATAAAGCATTATTATTATCATCATCTTTATCATCAACATTGTTGTTATTATCGTCAACCGACTCTTTAAGTACAGATTCGATTGTTTCATTATAACGAGATTCAAGTTTATCGGTTTTGACAGATTCCAAAATAGTTGCCATAATTTCACGTTTAGAACCAGAAAGATTATCCAATAATTTATTCAATTCCTTTTGATGATTCAATGATTCAATCTCATCAACAGATTCTTTAAGTTGTGATTGTAATTTTTTCAATTCATCTTGTAATGCTTGTTCGTCTTTAGATACACCCAATGTTTCAAATGTTGATTTGAATGATTCATATAAATCCATACCAAATTTATTATTCTTTGATTCAACTAAATCTTCACGAAGTTCATCAATTTCTGCTGCGACAGACTCAGTAACCAGTGACGTAAATGATTCTGAAAGTTTTGAAGTAAATTCATCTTTGAACTCTTGTAACTTACGTGCATATTCTGGTTCAATCTCTTTATAATGAGCAATATCTTCCTTTAGTTCTTCAATTTCTGTTTTGACTGTTTCCATAATAAGATTGGTCATATCACTAGAAATGGTTTCTTTGTGTTCAACTAACTTAGTGGCAAATTCCACTTCAAGTTCGCTACGTGCTGATGTGATGGCGTTTTCTTTAAAAGATTCGATAGCTTCGTTCAAAGCAGTTTTAGTATCTTCGTTAAGTAATTCACTATCAAGTAATTGTTTGAATTCGTTCATATCGTTAATCTCCTAATATAATTATAAATATACGTTTATTTATCCACTTTGGATTTTTTTTGTAATTTGTTAAGTTTATGTTCAACTTTTTGTTTATTTTTGTCGAATACAGAATCAATTTCTTTCTGAAATTTATCTGGATTAATCGACAAATTATCGTTATCACATCTTAATTTTGGGTTCTTGATGTTCTTATCAATGAATCGTTTTGTTTTAACCAACATCTCTGCTCTTATCTTCAACTTAGCAATATCAGATAACTTTTTCTGTTTTTTTGCTTCTTTAAACAATTCCTTACCAAAAGCAATCATGTTCCCTAATTTCTTTAAAGTGTCCATCAATGGTTTTTCGCTTGTTTCTTCACAAAAAATATCATGTATCTTCACTTTCAATCCACTAAAAATCACATCAAAAAACACCCCTTCATTAAGCTGTTCCAATTCATGTTCAACAAGTTCGTTAAAATTTTTCATCTAATTGAAATTCGATTTGATAAATTTAAATATTTCTGTTTGGAAATACTTCTGTGCCTTGTTATCATGAATGACTGCTTCGGCAAGGTCTGTGACAATTTCACCCCTATTATAAAATTCTATTTGTTCTCTGAGTGTTGTTGGGTATGCGTTACGTGCGGATGGACTGGCAACTAGGTCAACTGAAATCAAATCAAATCCTTCAACAATATGAGTGGATTCATTTACACTACCTGAACCTCGACTGGATACACCAATATTCACACCATCTTTAATAAGACTAGCCGCTATTTGACCCATAGGAGTTGATTCAAGAATTTGTGCCTTACCGATAGCATTATTGCCATCCATTACCATTTCAACAATTTTATGAGAAACATTAGCAAGTTTTACTTCTAGTGTTGGGGGATGGTCAAGTTCACCAAGAATATGTCTACTAGACATAGCAGCTTCATTAATTTTTGTTACAGCTTTTTGAATGTCAGATTTTGGATAAATCCGACCATTGATATTCTTGGATTCTGCTTCCATGAATATACCTTGTAGGTATAATTTTTTATCAGCAGGAGTAGCACCTTCTGATATTGTTTGTATATTTGTGAAGTTTTGTTCAATTAATAACATTGTATAATTTCCTCTATACTTGGTATTTATACAATGTTATTAATATCACATGATTATGTTAGTCTTCTGATTGTTTATTAATTTCACCAGAAACAGCATTGATAGCGATTTGCTTGATTTCTGCTTTAACATCATCAATATCACCTTTGACGAATTTCTCAACAATGTTTAGTTCTGGGGGTGGCATGTCATCGTTATTGATATTATCATCATTATCTTGTGTCATAGTTTTCTCCTATTGTGGGTTGGGTTATTTTCAATATCACTCATTTTTTCATATTACTATTTATTGTGTTGTTGGTGTATCATCAGTCGCTGGTTTTTGTCCACCACCATTAATGGTTGTATTTTTTTCATCCATATCTCCTTGTTCTACTAATTTATTTTCAATCCAATTATTAGCAGCTTCCCCATCACCATAAACTAAATTATATACAACTTCTTCGGGGAATTCCTTGATATCTTTTTTACAGAATCCTTTCTCAAGTAATCGACTTTGTTCATTCAATACTAAATCATCATCATCCCAATCAAGATAATTTTTCATGGATATACGCTTACTGAATACTTCGGTACTGTCTGCACTTGAATATGTATTTAATAAAACATTAGACAATTCATTCTGTTTATATATAGCAAAACTCTGTGGAGGGGCTATTCTAAATTCAATACCTTCTGGTAACTCAACTTCATTAGTTTTACAAAATATTCTGAAATTGGTAAAAAGTTTCTTTGATAATCTTCGTTGAAGACGTTGTATATACCCTGCATAACGCAACTCTGTGATATAAGCTGTACCCACACGACCATCATTATGCGTACCACCATTAGCATCATCACCATATGAATCCATGTATGAGATAGGAATACGCAAACCTGTGGCAAGTTTTTTATTGAAATATTGGAGGTCTTCTATTCTACCTAAATTTTCACCACCTGATAATGTTTCTACTCTTGAACCACGACTATCACCTGATGTTGCCATAAAGTAATCTTCTTGCATGGATT